ATTACTGTAGCTATGATAGTGTATAGATACTCCAGACCACCTACCTTAAGCCTAGCTTCTGCAAACGGGTTAGATGTTATCCACCCTACCCAGCATATATCTGTGTCTGTAACTATTATAGCTATACTGTATAGGTCAACCTCATCCTCACCTACCGTAGTAGATACAGTAAATATTCTGTTAGGTGTTGAGTTGTAGGGTATATCATTACCCTCAAAGGCTTCGTGCTTATCCCACCAAGATTGTAACCTCTTGTAGCATATTGACTTATCCTCTAATCTCCAATTAAAATCCATGTTGTATATAAATTAGTAATGCAAAGATAGCAAAATAAACAATGCGTTGTAAAAGAATTAACTGTAACTCTTCATCACCTCAGCATTGACTGCAAATAGCTCCACCTTCTCTGTAGAGCTGTTAGTTAAGTCCATCCTTAAGGTATAACCCCTTAGGTTTCCTCCCTCTATCCTAGAGTCCTTAGCACCCAGTATATATTCACCCGCTGCTAAGTCTCCTACAGTATCTAGTGTTATAGTGTTACCTACTATGCCTGTAACCGTACCTATAACTAACAGGTCTGAACCTCTTATGATTTGGTCACCCACAGTTAAAGATACAGAGCCTCCGTTAAATGTAACATCTAACCCCACTACTGCATCAACCATTCCTATACCATAGGTAGCCTTAGAGTCAAATGCTACGTCAGATTCATTCCTTCTAGCGTAAGCAAACCATATGCCCTCCTTCTTAACAAACTCTACAGTGTGCACAGAGCTCTCCATATAGTCGTCAGAGTTAGATATGTAAGCCTTTATTAAGGTCTCCCACGTATCGTTACCCTCTAGGCTTATAGCCTGTAGTTCCTTTATCTCAGACGGGTGGTCATTAACCATTACCCCTATCTTAGACGGTGAGAACTCTCCGTAGTATGTATTCCTGTCCACATTATCTGAGTGGTGCTCATACAGCTCCCCATTCTGAAACGAGAAGAACTTATTATTCATACCTAACATATCCTCCGGAAAGTAGGAGTGGAAAGATGTCCACCCTTTAGCCTTCTCATCAAACGTTAGTGTCTTAACCGCACTTGAGTTAACAACATACTGGTCTAGGTAAGGGTCGTATGCCCCTATCTTCTTAATATCTATAGCGTCCTTAAACTCATCCTTAAAGAATGTCCTCATACCCGCCATAGAAATCTCAGTAATACCCTGTGCTCCTAGCCTACATACACAACCCCTCTTGGAGTCTATGAAGTAAACGTTAGCGGAGTCAAAGGCAAAGCTCTCTGGGTTTCTACTTATACCGTACTCCCCAGTGTACATTATCTGCTGTCCTAATACATCCTCTATGGTTGATACGTTTGATGTACCATCCGCATTGGTTATTATATTCTTACCGAAGAGTACCTTAGAAATCTTATCCTCCTGCATAACAAGCAGGTTAGTGTCCCTAGCGTATAGCTTCTGTATAAAGCCGTACTTCTTCTCTATATCTTCCTTGTAGTTAGCTTTAGCTAAATTAAAGACTCCTAAGCCGTTTAAATTAGTATTCTCATTGTAGGGCTCACTGTATGTTATATCAGCGTACCTACGTACCTCTCTGTACCTCTCCTCGCTTGTTGTTGTAGGTCTAAGGTCTATGTCTAGGTAGTTGGCTCTTAGTTGATTTCCGTCGTCATCCGTACCTACGTTTAATGCGTCTAGGTATCTATATGACTCAGCACCGTTACCCTGTACGTAGCAGTTAAAGAAGTCTGACTCTATTATAGCTGTACCCTCTGTAAGGCTTTGACTCTGTGTAGAACCCTGATGTAAGTTACCTTGATGATATGTACCATCTATTATGTCATAAGTCTCAGCTGTCTCGTAATAAAGCTCTGAATTACTATCCTGTGGTTCTGTCTCAAATATTACCGTATTCTCAGAGAATTGTATTTCAAACCTAACAGTTGTTGTTATACTTCTAGTCTTTGTACCGTCTCTATGGGCTACTACAAAGAAACTTTCTGGAGTCTCTTCAGCTAAAGTTGTAGCCTCTTCACAGTCTTTTCCAAAACCCCACCCAGAGAACCTATTGTTTCCATCAGCGTTATCATGACCTCCACATATATTACTACCTATAGAACTTACTCCATTCCAAGTAAAATCTCTACCAAACTGCCCTAAGTCTATAACCTCTGCATCAAACCAATCCTTAACAGAGTCATAATCTGCATTGACTCTAAAAGACTCATCATACTCTGCCTTATAAGCTATTGTACCTCCAGCTTTAAACTCTATGTATATATTTACCCTTGAGTTAGCGGGTAGCTTATATGGTATAAAAGTACCTACATCATCATATTCACCAAAATCACCCTTAGTATACTCCCTTGTTGGGTATCTTAAGTGCTGAGTTCCTTCAAACGTTTGATATGCAGCAGCGGATTCATTCATGTCGAACCCACTAGGCTTAATCTTCATATAAACACCAGACTCTTCTATAATAGGATTCCCATCAGAGTCCTCGTTTTCTGTTATAAAATCTTTATCTTTATGCTCTAACTCTAGTACCTTAACTTTTATTGGCTCATAAACTACACCCCCTAAATCTGATTTTAGTATAAGAGTGTCACCTTGAGCTACCTTTCCAATATTAGCCCCCTCAAGTTTAATCCACCTAAATAAACCGTCTGTGTAAAATAGGTTAGTATATATAGTCTGGTAGTTATTCTTATTCTGCTTAACAACTAACTTATACCTATCAGCCCATTCTGGTGGCTTGTGGTTTATATCAACTATAATCTTATTTTTAGACGTTGAGAACTCTTGGTCTACGTATAGTGTATTGTCTGGGTCTGTTAGAACTGTAGTAGTCCTGCCGTCGGCATCAATATATATTATACCTACCTCATAACTTCTATTAGTTTTAATAGAACTATCTGAGGCTGTCTTTTTATAAAAAGCTGATGAACCCTCGTCGTACTTATAATACTCAACCTGAGGTACAGCGTCTACATCATACGTTATTACAGGTGCTTTAATGCTTATTGTTGTGGTTGAGTGTGCTGTAATTTCAAACCCCGCATAAGAAGAAGTAACCACTGTGCCTGTAGGTAATGTTGGTGTGTAGTTAGTTTCAAACGAGGACGACATAAGAGTCTCTACAAAGTATTTAAAACCATCATCTGTAGCCAACTCTGATGCGTTTGAGAAGTCTTTATTAAAAATGAAATCAAAAGTGTTTTTATATGTAGATGACTGAGTATCTGAACTTAAATCAACCTCAAAGATAAGCTTATTACCTTTGGATAATATAAACCCGTTTATGTCTATAGTAATTAAATCATCTATGTCTGCACTGTTACTAATAGTAGATGTAAGTTCATCCCCTGTTATATCTGTACTATCTAGTGATAGTGAGTAGTCCACCGTTACAGGGTCTCCACTTATATCTATAAGGTCATACTGCTCAACATAGTTACCGAAGGCTATCCTAGAGCCCATTAGTTCTAATGCCTTAGCTTTCTTAGGTATGTTATCAAACGTTCTGAACAACTCATCCTGTGGTAAAGCCACAAGGGATTTATTGTTGGAGAACGTGAAGTCCTTTGTTACGTTATCAGCCCATAACTCCTCAGCTTTGTTGAAGCTTTCTATAAGGAAGACAGTGTTAGAACCAGACTCCTTGTAAACCAACTCTACGTCTGTTACCTTGTAGTCTCCTGTGTTAAAATCAATCTTGACAGCGTTAAAGCTGTTAGACATACCCCTATTCTCCATAGTCTGGTAGTCCATATCAAAATTAGACGGTGCAAACTGGTAGTTAGTAAACGAAGATAGAGGTGAGTTACCACCATCTAAGTACTTATACCTGTATGCGAAGCTGTAGAACTTATTAACCAGCTCGTTCTCCTGTGTTGAGGCTGTGTAGGTTAACGTTACATCTGGTGCGTATCTAGGTGCTCTGTTTATTAAGGATATGTCCTGCTCATCAAAGCTGTCTGCTGTAGTATATACATCCTTAGCCCTCTTAATATTTATAACCCTTGGTGGGTTTAAATCATCAGTCCATATAAGTAAGTCCCTATCCGAATCCCCATTTATTATCTTTACCACCCCTGTTATAAGGTAGTCCTTACTAAAGTTTAGTACACCGTCTGGGTTGGTGGAGTCTAGTAGTATATTAACATCAGTAGTCTGAGTATCATACTCCACCACTAAATCTCTAGTGTCAGACGCTATGAACCAGTACAGCTTCTGTGCTGCACCATCAGCAAACGAACCAATAGTGTCTGCATCAGTCAAGCCAAGGTCTGTTAACTTCTCATTACCCTTGACATTCTCTATAGCTCCTACATCAGAACCCTCTGTATTGGCTACCCTTATATTTAACGCATCAGGATACTGACCCTTAGGCAGAAGCCTCTCGTCAATATCCGTGTTCATCTTGCTCTGAACAAAAGTGTTCTGTAACTTCATATTGTTAGTCTAATATTAGTATAATTTCTCTAGCGTTTACAATGGTGTATAACTCCTTCTCAACCTTCACGTCAATTCCAGAGGCTATAGGGACGTATATAACATCGCCTACCTTAACATTGTCATCTCCAGACACTACTACCTGTAAGCTTCTGTACTTCTTATCCTTAGTAGGTACTATTATTCTACCTACCTTCTCTACTACCTCATCTAAGTCTTTGCAACATATGTTGCTGTTTAACATCTTCATACTCTATTTAATTTTAATTTTAATTACTATTAAGCCTTGAACCATCTACTAGAACCCTTAAACACCTGTCTTAACTCAGCAGGTCTTATAGTATTCATCCTTCTCTTACAAATCCTTCTACTGTTGAACCAGTCCTTCCTAGCTAAAACCTTAGCGTTAGCAGGGACGTTCTTACGTCTCTCTATTAACTTCCAGTATATCCAGTTGTACACTGAATCCTCTGCGAACTTATGTATCTTTAAATCTACCTCTGCTGAGCCCTCACAGCCTGTGTACAGACCATCTGATATGTATTCCAAGACAACCGTCTTACCGAACACCTCTGAGCCAAACTTTATTAGACCGTTATTCTTATCCACCACGTAGCTCCCATTAGAGTATACGTTAGCCATATTCTTGTTAGGGTTAAAAGCATCCCCACAGAATGTGTAGGAGTTAACCATACTACCGTCACCACTTGCAGCCAACTCTGCTAAGCCTTGTACATCATCCTGTAGTGCACAGCCGTCATCATCAAACAATATCTCGTAGTTGTCACCCTGTAGGTAGTCCCTAGCAATATTGGTGTAACCATTAGAAGCCATTGGGCGTAGTAGGTTGTCATCACCTAGCCAAGATATCCTTACGTAGTTTACAAAGTTAGGTGGGAGCGTCACAGTGAGCTGGTCACTAAGCTCTAAGGATATTACCTTAACCTCCTGTATTGCGTCGAAGTAGAGCTCTCTAAAGGCTCTCCTCGCTTGGAATAGCACCTTATGCCTAGGGACGTTGGATGCAAAGTCATCGTCGTCTGTAGACATCATGTAGTTGATTACTATATCCTCTAGTGTTATATACTGATAGCTACCGTGTAAATCTTCGTTCTCGTAGTAGTCTGCTGATGGTGTTATATTTACTGGCATCTATATTAGTTTTTTACGTTATCCTTGTCCTTCATTATCTCCGCTATCTTAACCACCTCTGGCTCTCTAAGGTTGATTCCAAAGTAGGTAAGCATCCTTAGTATGATGTTGTAGAACTCTGAAGAGTCTAGCTCGAAGTCTTGGAATGAAGCATTAGAAGGGTCATATATCTCCTTACCTATATTATTCATCACTTCGATGTTGTAAGTCCATTTAGGGTTTAGAGGCTTTCTAATGTACCTAAAATTAACAGAGGTAATAGTAGTAGGGTACACCTTTAAAGTGCTCCCAAACCACTCGTAAACAGGGTACAGCTCTGTCGGAGCAACCTCTGACCTAGCCATAACAGCTATAGCATTCCTCTCCACCTCATCTATCAAGATACCTGCTGAGGTCGTAACCCCTTGGTCTTCTATTACGTACATGTCTGATGGTAGGTCTACAAGCCCAGCGGTTACTGTACCGGTAGCTGTTGCAGCAAACGCACCTATATCCTCTCTATTCTGTAGCGGTAGGTTAGCGTACCCTCTGTTTGTGAACCCCCTATTCTGTAGGTTCTTAAACTCATTAGCGTCCTTGAAGTAGTCACTAAATATCTCGTTCTGTACATTGATTGCTATAAGATTGAACTCCTCTGGTGATATATAGCCTTGGTTCTCTTTGTTGATTATAGTCAACAGCACTTTATAAATCGTGTCTATCATTGTGTGTATTTTAAGTGTTACAAAGATAAGAAAAATTAGGAAGCAAT